GGCTGTGCCACGGGGAGCTGCAATTAACACCCTCCTTTTGTCGTCGTTAGAAAGGGCAGAGTACACATCGTTATGAAAAGGAGGAGTACTCTTCCTTAAAGATGTAGGGAAGCAGTGCCTTCCGAACAGCGCCATATTATTACGTAATTTTTTTAAAGCTTGTAATTGGCTGTATTGTTCTTCGTAATCCATTAAAATAATTTTTTTGCTTGTTTATATAACCATTCAGAAGGTTTTTGTCCTAAAGCATAACCAGCTATATCATTTGCCACTGAAGCAAACATCAATGTTGAAAAAACACCAGGTAAAGCTCTACCTAACTTTGGTATTTTTTTTGCAAAACTTACATTAAATGATTTTCTTTTTGATTTTAAATCTGAAATTTTTTGTCTTTGTTCTTGATTAAATACGCTTTGTCTTTTTAAAATATCTTCTGGCTTTCTTTCTGTTCTTGCTTTACCTGGTTTATTGGAAGTTTTAGGTTTTTTCTTAGGGATTTCATCAGTTAACTCTTTTCTTATCTTAGCTTCTTTTATTTCAATTTTTTTTAGTGGGACATATTTTATACCACTAGTTTTAGTTGCTTTTATAGACTGACCAAAAGCATCTACGTCTCCAACATCTGTAGCCATTAATTTTATAAATTTAGGTTTTTTTGCATCCCATTGAGCTACAGCATTAAAACCTCCAAAATCATAATTAGATTTTCCTTTAGGGCTCAAAGAAAAAATAAATGTATTTCCTCTTTGCATAACATCTCCGCCAATAAATCCTTTTTTTACAGCATTAGCTAAAATTGTTTCGGCATTATAAATTTTTGCATTATTAAACCCGTAAGAACTAGTTATAGCTCCACTATTTTTTAAATCTAACATAGTTTTATACATACCTCTATCAAACTGAGCATTTCTTAGAGTGTTGCCTATATGTTCAGTTTTATATCTTATAAATTTCATATCTTCGGGTGTTACTAAATTAAGGTTTTGTTTATTCAAAGCACCCCATCTTGTTATAGAAAATTGAGCTACTTCTCTACTTTCTGCGTTTTTTATAAAATGATTAGCATTAGTCTGTTTTACAGCATTTCCTATTATATTGTCTACTTCTTTTGACACTTTACTATTGTTTAAAATAGCATTTGACTTATCGTTAGTCAGTTTAAAATACAAATCTTTTTCAGAATTTCTTATTATATTTTTAGCATTTTGTTTATAAAAATATTTTGTACCTCTTCCTTTTGGTCCTATATATTTTTTTAAAGTTTCATCTGTTATTTTATCTATGTTATCAATATCTCTCATAACAACTGGCGATATACCTGTCTTATTATAAAACTCTGAATTAGCTAAATTAAAAACTGCATCTCTACTTATTCTACCACCAGTTTTAATGAGTTCTTTTCCATAAGCTTTTGCTTTTCTTACTTGAGGAGAATAAAAATCACCTAAAGTAGGTTGAGAATAAAATCCTAGTAATTTATTACTAGCATAATCAGCTGTGGTTCTTCTAATGCCACCAGGAGTCTGACCTCTCATCATTGCTGCAGAAGCACCTAAAAGACCAACACCTGTACCAAACTTTCCTAAAGTGCCAAAGCCAAGACTTTCGTCTTGGCCTTTTTCTATCAACAGTTCTTCATCTGTTGGCATTTACTTATTTTTTTTCTTCTTTTTTTTAGGTGGTCTACCCTTAGTATTTCCGTACGTACCTTTACCTTTTGGCATAGTTACTCCTCTGTAGTTGTTGTTGTTTTAGTTGCTATAAGCTTATCTTCTTCTTCTCTAAGCTCATCTATAAGTTTAACATTACTTACAGCTTCAATACTTTCAGTTGTTTTAACTAAAGATTTTTCTTTCATACCGTGCATACCTTGTAAGTTTTCTACAGCACGCAATAAATTTGTAACATCTTTTTTATCTTTAGCCATAGTTATAACTTGTGCAAATAAATCTAATGTATACGTTTTATCTAATCCGTGGTCAGATAATAAATCTGCTAGTTCTTCTTTTATCATTTTACTAAAAACCTCCGTTTTCATCATTCGTTTCCACTTCTTAAATTCAGAAGGGGTATATGTACCAAGAACCATATCTAATGCAAGATTATAGTCCCATGTAACAGAGTAGGCTTTAGCAAGGTTTTTCATCATATCTTGCTTAGACTTAACTTCTAGCATAGGTTTGCCAGACATTGTTGTGTTAGTTTTCCTACCTGATACGTTTAATTTTTTAGAAGCATATTTAGGATTAAAAAAAGTGTAACCCCAGGGGAACCTGAGATATACATTGTCTTTGTCATGATTAGATGGATACTCTTTGCGATTAATGCACTTAGCAACATAGTCGTCATCAGATAAAGCATATCCCCCAGGCTGAACCATTTTCCAGTATACATACCTAATTCCTTCTTTTTCGGCTTCTTCTTTTCTGTATACAGTATATGTTGTAGCCTCTTTCTGGCCTTTGTGGTTTATATTTACCGTATACATTAGTCAACTAATTCAAAGTGAGGAAAATCATCAAAGTTATTATCATCTACTTCAAAGTTCATGTTCCAATCGCCACCCCATCTTAGTCTTATTCCCATAGACTGACCAGTACCAATAACAAAACCAGCAAAAAGATGAAAACGTTCCCTATCATCCCAATCAATAGGATAAGGGACCACATCAACAGCCCTGCTTGGATTAGCATTATGACGGCCGTTCGGATACTTAACTTTTGTACGACCTTCTTCAAATAACCTGTCTTGTCTTTCACCACTTCTATGACCCTCTATTATTGAACAATCAACATACTTTATTACTTCGTTTAATACCTTTTGTAGCCTTTCGTCTAGTGTGACTAAATGCTTTATACTTCTAGGTCCCCATTTGTACATTACTCTTCTCCTTGCTGTTTTTCAGTGTTTCTCCAGGATAAATACTCACCTCCTGGTAAATGGTCATAAATAGGATAGCCAAAGTAATCTACTGCATCAGCAAGCATCATAGCTTGACCTGCATAGGGTACAGAATAACCAGCGAGACGAGTCGCTGCTTTAGGACCAAGTTTTCCCATCAAACCTTTCATCCCCATCCCTAAACCAGTTTTAAGAAGATATTTATTAAAGCCATCATCGTTTATACTACCTAAAACTTTATCCATTACATCTGGATTAGGAATTTCTTCACCCTGTTGACTTCCACCTTGATTTATAAAGTTATTCCAATACGCCTGTTCTTCATTCGCCTCTGTTTGCTCTTTTAATCTAACTTCTTTATCATTTAAGTTTTGCCCTAACATAGAGTTACCAAATGGGTCTAAAGCTTTTTCAGCGTAGTCTTGCATATGTTGTGGAGCTTTGTAAGGTTTGTATTCGGCCATTTAGTGCTCTATATGAAATATAAATTGAAGACTATCAGAATATTGCGCATTGTAACTACCTTGCAGAACTGCTCCAAAATAAATTTTAGTATCACCTTCTCCTGCTTTAACAAGAATAGGTAGTGAAAATTCATGATTTGCATCAGTACCGTAACCAGCTAATTGTACTATATTAGCGTTATCTAAATCACCATCAGTGTCTGCACCAGCCTGTGACATCATAGTTCCTATAACATTAGCTGCAATTAAATCATCAAAAGCTACATTAGCAGTAGCATTAGGAGTACCCAAAGTAACTGCTTTTTCTGTTAATACTATATGCGCATTAAATGCTTGTGAACCTGCTTCAGAAACTACAAAAGCTGCAATTATTTTAGAAAATCCACCTTCTTCCCTTACTATACCTGGTATTTCTGCACTTGAAAATAGCGCATCACCAGCAGTCATAGCGCCTACATCTGTTAAAGTAGGAGTAACTCTTATAATATCTCTTTTGCCCGTAGATATGCTAGAACCAGCACTATTTGGTGTTACTGATACTCCAGCATTAGTCATTGTTAAATCGCTCATTTATTCCCCAATTTGNTTAAATTANATATAAATTATCAACTTAATATACTAAAGCTAGTGTAAATAACCAAGGAATTTATTAGATAGTAACTAGGATAGGTCACTTGCCTAGCTTAATGTTTATCTAATTGAGAGTTTATTGGGTAAGTCCTGCAGTAGGCCACAAACCAGGTATACTACCTAGTGTAGCGCCTAGTAAGGACTAAGAATTTAAGCTATTCTACCCCTAAAAAGCAAGTGTTTTGCGAAAATAAATTAAAAAAAATTTATGTTCCGTCGGTAAAGTGGTGAAACGTTGATAAATACACTATACGGGTTAGGTTGAAAAACACATTTTCAAAAAAATTACCCGAGAATGGGGTTGTGGGAGATATAGTGCACCGTACCCGTTGAAATTCACGGCATAGGGTGCCTTGCTTCGTTGAAAACAACGTCTGCTGTTAGTATCAGTCGCGTTGTTTGTCTTCGAAGCCCTTAGTTCTACTCTAAGGTAAGGCACCACTCTTGCCGTGAATGCAAATCATCAACGTGTCCACTGCGACCCCCGCACATCTTGCGATGTGTAATCGCATTAACCATAACAATTAATAAATTAAAGGAATTAACAATGAAACAATTTATGGAATTATTACAGTCAATGCTNATACCTAACTCGGCTGGNGTCTACGCATTAGCTGAATCCAAAAAGGGACTTGGATTCAATTGCTACGACTTAAACGTCGCCAAGTTAGATATTCAAGCACTCAATGCACTTGCAAAAGAACAAGGTCTGCAAGTGAGTGAGTTTAAGCCTGAAAGATTCGGTGACTCTCATTTCTTGTATGTTGGCCCGCCAACAGAAAGAAAAGAGCTAGACGTCACCAAGTTCTTTAAGTCTTAGTATAGATATAAGGTATAGATATAAGATAGAGAGGGGTAAATCATCCCTCTCTTATCTTTTAATATATGTAAGTAAACAGTACTATTATTATATATTATTACACATAACAACATTAAACAGTACATTATGTACTAGATAGGAATACCAATGAAACGTACAAATAAACTACATTATAGAAGTATTAAACAGGCAGTATACTATACCATTAGAGGTATCATATTGCTACCAATTAGGCTAGTATTATGGCCTTTTAAACTATTAAGACGGTCAGTGTTTTACCGTAAACCTAAGCTTAATAAAACAGTATTAACTACTATATTCAATAAGCTAAAAGGTATTAATGAGCGTATCAAAGATACATCTGAATGGTTAACTATTCTTGAGAAACATATAGAACGTAAAACTATTAAGTTTGAAGATAGAGATAAAGTACTATCTAATAGAATAAACAATCAACTATCTCTTATTAGAGACATTGAAGAGCGTATTGATAAACTTGAATCAACTGATGCACCTATTGATTTAGGCGAGTTTAACTTTATAAATACTGATGATGAAACAGATGAACTACTACAAGTAGAAGCGGAAATACTTGGTTCATCAGTAGCTAAAGAAGAATATGATTGGCATCGTGAACAAAAGGCTAAAGATAAGCAAATTCAGGGTAAAATGAGAGCTGATGAAGCTGAATATGATAGACTATCTGAACCTGATAAAGATAATGGTGTATGGTAAATTAAACGGACAAAACAGTTAGTAATAGTTACTATTGATAGCACTACGCTGAGTTATTAGGTTAACGTAGTAGCTGTTACTAAGTCCATAACTATAAGGAGATATAAATGAAGGTAGTAATGTCAGTATTAATAGAATGCATAGTTGTGTTATTAGTAATGTACCTAGCATTAAATATTATCTTGTTATTAATAAAAGGAACAGTATGAAAAATAAAAGATTAATACAATTAGCGTGGTCTACAATAATAATAGTAGGCGCGTTATGGTCATATTGTTTAATAAGTATGTTAAGGTATTACCTGTGAGTAGCCACATACGAAAGCCTGGAGGATTTCCACCGAGTCCTCCTAAGCTTACCAAATTTGATACAGATGGCAGCTTAACAGATAAGTCAGCTATGGAGTGGAACTTGTTTAGATACAATTATAGGCTTTGGAAAGAATATGTAAAGCCTATAGAAGAAGTATTTGGTACAAAGTTTAATATAGAGGAAAATAATGAACCTGATAGGGTATATCTTAGAGCTAAATATGTTACTAAAGAAATACCACCATTAGATATTAAACCAGTATCACACGAACTAGATGATATAATAGGTTAAGCTAAATGTTAAAGCATTAGCGGGGGAGCATTACCTTATAATGCGTAGTCTTTGATTGCATTCGACTATTTATGCCCTATTTGACCCCTGTTATATCATCAATCTTACAAGAGTTGTGTTTGCACTTCCAAAAACAAACATCCGCACATGTAGTTTCCAAATATGTGAACACAGCTCTTTAAATTAAGGAGAATTATGAAATACGTAGAACGTAAGGCTATGAAAATACGTCCATCAGGTCGTAGTAGTGATTATATAACACCATCATTTGGTTTTGGTTGTTTATATAGATGTAGTTATTGTTATATGCGTAGACATATTAAATCAGGTATAACTATAGCTACGAATACAGAAGCGTTAATAAATGCTATAGATGAACATCTTATGGCTTTACAATGGCCTAAACAGCCTAATCAAACGCACAGTAAGTATTACACTTATGATTTTAGTTGTAATGAAGACTATGTAAAACATGCTAAATACCATAATTGGGAGTTGTTGTTTGATTACTTTAAAGATAATGATAGAGTAATGGGCACAGCAGCGACTAAATATGTTAACAAGTCTTTGTTAAAGTATAACCCAGAGCGTAAAGTTCGTATACGCTTTAGTCTTATGCCACAAAAACTATCAAGTGTATTAGAACCTGGAACATCAAGTATTGTAGATAGAATACATGCAATAAACGATTTTTATGAAGCAGGTTATGATGTACACATTAATTACTCGCCTATAATAGCATATCAAGAAACAACAGAAGACTATAAAAAGTTGTTTAAGCTAGTTGATGATATTGTAGACGATAATATTAAAGAATACGTTAAATGTGAGTGTATATTTCTTACTCACAACGTAAAAATGCATAAATACAACATCGATAACAATGTAAAAGGCGAAGAGTATTTATGGACACCAGGTAAACAAGAAAGTAAACTATCACAGTTTGGTGGTAGGAATATAAGATACTCGTATAAGTATAAAGCAGGATTAAAAGAGTATTTTATTAAATTACATAACAATATGTTACCTTGGCAAGAAATTAGGTATATATTCTAGTGAGTCTCCCGTCTGTTAACAGCAACCGAGCTTAGAATATATATCAAATATGGCTGGCATACCTAACAGTAGAGTTTAAAGGACAACGTACGGTCCCTCTTTAAGTATGCCAAAAATTAAATAGACGAGGTTCTAGAGATATACTAGAGATGGGTGGTGCGTGAGATTGGCTTTAAGACAGACGGTAAGAAGAGCTGTTATTGTACAATCATAGGTAACAGGAGAATGTCCTGCGTGTAGTCTATTTAAATAATTGATAACAGTATAAAAACTCTCTTATATACATAAACCGGCATCGTTATCGGGGATTTATATATGACGATGTGCTTAACATTGCCTGGCTGGAAGTTGCAGGAGTTATCAAAATATTAGGTAAACAAACTAGTTTGCCTCTAATGGGTCTGATAAGTAAGTATGATGTTGCTTATCAGGCTCACTCTTAAATAAATAAACATCATAGTAAGGAATGACATGTCAGAAGAAAATAACGATAGGTTTTATATGGATAGTTTTACTAAGGGTAGACCTATGCCATTATTAGTATCAGACTACGCAACATTAGCAGACGTATTGAGTGCAGAAAACATCTCAATAAATAATGTTGTTATACAGTTTAAAGACTCTAATAATAATGATAAACCTATAGAGTTAAATACTCCAATAGCTGTTGGAGATTCTATTAACATAGCAAACGCTGCTAA